AGACTTCAAGTTCTAAAGATTTAGACTTTGCAAATTCTGTAAAATTTCTCCATTCATCCTCAGACATATTCATCTTTTCTTTAAATTGAGCCTCTTTAGCCATTTTTGCATTTTCAACTTTTTGACTTTTCAATACATTACTAAGGCGATTTTGGACTACTCCATCTATTGTCGCTCCTAATACTTTAGCAGAATCAGAATCAGGTTTTGAGAAAGCTTCTTCAGCATCAAAAACAAAATCTTCATCGAGATTTAATTGTTGATTTAACGTTTCTGGGGCCTGACCACCACCCTCAAAATAATTCCTAACATGAGAAATTAAATTAGGGTCTTCTCGCATAGCATCTAATATAGGCATGTAAGGTTCAATTTCTTTTAGTTTAGAATTAAGCCTTTTTGCTTCTCTACTAGAATCACTATACCTTTTTTGTAAAGTATCCAGATCATTATCTGGAACTTCATTCTGAACTTCTACATTAGGGCTCGTCTGCGTGTTACCGCTTTTTTCCGAGGTTGGTTGTGAAGGTTCTAATATGCCACCATTGACTTGATTATCTAAAGATTCAAAAAAATCATTAGATGACATTCCCATGACGGCATCTTGTACGCTGTTACTTTCGGGGGCCTGATTGGCGTTACCTACTTGTTCTGACATACTATCTCCTATTTTAAGGTTATTTTAATTTAACAGTATAAAAAAATAAGATGCAAGTGCTAAGATTGTTCATTCTCAGACACATCTTCTTTAGTTTTTTTCATATCTGATTGCATTTGATCTTTTATTCTATCAAATTCTACTTTTAACATTCCTCTCAATAATTTTTGTTGAGATTCAGTTTCAAGGACATCTTTTCTTATTTCTGTTTTAGCATCTCCAACTTTCATTTTAATACCAGCTTGTACTAATTGACGTTGAAGCGTTTCTATTGTTCCATCTTTTTCTTTTACTAATTCTTGTATAGATTGTAATTGACCTTGCATTTGAGATAACATTGATTTTCTTTCAACTATTTTATCTTTATTTCTTATATCTGTTTCAGCTAACATTGCAATATCATCAATTAAACCAGATTGATACCATCTAAAATATTCTTCTAATAATGCCCATCTATTTAATGGTAAAGTTGCTCCTGCTATTATTCTTACATCAAATCTAGCAGTTGCATAATCTTTATATCTGCCAATCGCTTTTCCATAATCATTGTATAAATTAATATTAATTCTTACTTCTTTTTCTTCTTGACTATTAGCTTCTGGTTGTACAATTCTAAAAACTTTTTCAATATTATAATGTTTTTGAGCCATCATTTTAAACACTCTTCCTATATGTTCTAATGATGGTTCTACAATACTATTCATCCAAGCTTTTAATCTTCTAGTTCCAAATTCATCATTTGCTAACAATCCTCTGTATGTTTCTGCTTGATCTTGAGAAAATCCCATCATTGCAGATGGAACTCCACTTATATATTCAGCATCACTTTTACCTTGTTGTACAACTGTAAAAAAAGCGTTATTAATAGGAGCTGGTTGTATAGGAGTTGGAGGAGAAAATCCTTGTCTGTATTTCAATAATGCACCTGGAGCTGAAGAATATTTTTCCCATTCATCTTCTGGAACAGAACCTTCTTCATACATCCACCTAAGATTAGAAGAAAGATTAGCATTATGTAACATTATTTGGTGAGCTTTATTTATTTCTTGTTGCTTTCCTATTAATGGTGTTACTGCACTCATAGAAAACGGAGTTCCTGTGTACATATAAGGTATAGGAACAATTGGATATTCACTAATAGGTATTGTTTGTTCAAATAAAAATGTATCATCTCCTACACTACAAGTTTTTATAATTCTATTTTCATAAAATTCAATTGAATCAACTATATTCTTTTTAAAATTTTCATCTTTTTCAAATTGCAAATACTGAGTTTCAGACATTACTTGTTCTTTAACAATTGTAGCTTCTGATCTTGCTTGTGATATTAATTCCATTTCTTTTTCTTGAATACCTTGAGCAGCCATTTTTTGAGAATTTTCTATCATCAACTTTGCTCTTTCTGGAATTACCTCACCTTCTTGAATTTGTTGTTCTATCTGTAATTGTTTTTCAATTAATTGAACTTCTATTTCTTGTTTAAACATTTCTAATTGATCTTTTACTTGATCTTTCAGCATAATCAATTCAGTTTCAGTTGGTTCAATTTTTATATATACATTTCTATATTTAAATTTCTTTTTTGAGTATGTTTCATAATATGGTATAATATCGTCATCTTCTGCATCCATATTTACACCATATGTTAAATCTTCTGGTTGAATACTATCTGTAAATTCAGCATCTCTTTGTGAATAAGAAACAACATCGCTTCCTTTTGTAACTTTTTTAATTTTTGCTTGAAATTGCGGAAGCATATTTATCAATCTTCCTCTAGATATATTTTTTCTTATTTGTATAAAAGAAGCATCTCTGAATAAAAAGTCTCTACTAGCTGGATCTACAAATACATCATAAGGATCTATTCTATTAAATCTTACTTCTCCCATACCTCGATCAGCATCTTTATCAATATCTACAAGAAAATAACCTAATCCTTTTGTTAATGAATCTAATATAACTTGACTATATAAAGATTTACCATTAGATAGATACCAACAATAATCTGCAACATCTGAATGTACTTGGGCTACATCTACGTCATCTCCTGTTGCTCCTACAGCTTTCCATTTAGGATTATTAGCAGTTACAAAATATTTCATTATTTCTATAATAGGAGTTATTCTATTTATAGTAAATGTGGGCATACCAGATTCTTCTAGCATGGTTTTTTCATCTTTAGTTAGTTGTTCATTTAGATAAAAATCATATCCTTTTTGACTAACTGTTTGCCATCTTTGTCTATGGGAGTTATTTGCTTTATCCCATATTTGTTTATTTACTTGTGCTTTTGATTTTTTAGTTGTTCTTGCCATTAATCTCTTATTTCTACATGGACTAAGTCGTCAAAATTATTATCGTGTATATCTCCATCACTATCCCAATCGCCGCCCCAACGAATTTTCACACCCATTGCTTTTCCTAATCCTCTCAACATTCCACCCATGTAATGAAACATTTCCCTATCTTCCCAGTTAATCGGGTAAGGAGCGAGATCAACAGCTTTTCCTTCTATGTGTTTGGAATACTTAGTTTTCGTTTTCCCTTGTGCTAATAATTCCTGTTGCCGCTCCTTACTCCGTAGACCTTCTATAATGGTAACATCCATTATTTTTATTAACTCATTTAAAACATTAACTAATTTTGCATCAACGCCTTTAAGACGTTCTTTGCTTTTTTTTCCAAATCTATACATTTATGCTACTAACCAACTTTTAGCTTTTCTTTTTGGTTTAAACCAACTCTTTTTTTCCTTATCTTTTTTCATATTAGGTGGAAAAGCATGAATTTGTGAATAATAAAGACTCTCTATTGTATCATCGTGAGCCATTTTAGGGCCAAAAGTAAGGATTTCGTTGATTAAATCAAACATATTTTTCCGTAAATGTACTGTTCCTGTGCTAAAACGAGCCGAAAGTCCAGAATAAATGCGATTTCTTTTCTGTTGTCCACCTGGTTTTTCTGGAATTACTGCAATATCGTACTTATTTAATCTTCTTCTTTCATCATTGAGAGCTTGGAATATACTTCTATTCATTGCTACATCTTCTACAGTTGAAGACATACAATTATATTTTTGATGCAATTCTAAGATTATATCCACAACTCCTTTCTTTCCAAGCATCTCACCAGTCTCTGGATTCTTAGAACCAATAGTAGGAACACTTCTATGTCTTTCATATTCTAATACATATAATTCATTATTTCCATCAATAGCTATAACAGTAATCACAGAAAAATCACTATGTTTTGTATCAATATCTGTAGCTGGATCACATCCTATAAATGTATTGACAGGTATATCGTTTCCATCTTTTACAATATAATTATTCCCATCTTCATTTTTATAATAGCCATCCCAATATCTAATATGTTCTCTTCTCCATATTGCATCTTCTTCTGATTGAACTTCCATCATATATTCTTGAAAAAATTTCTGAGGTTGCCCAGAATCAGAATAAAATTTCTTTTTTTCTTTTATTTTAGATAATGGAAAAAACGATTCCCATAATGGAGTATCTTCATCCAATAATGCTTTATAAGTGATAACTTTCCAAGAAAAATTTTTATTATCTTTTTTAGCCTTATTATAGTTATTAATAAGATTGTTAATGAAGCTGTCATAATGTACAGGAGTACCATTGACCCGTAACCTACCAGTGTGAGGTTCAATAGCGGGATATACAACAGCCGTGACAAGATTTGCATTTTTATCTCTTGCCTCTTTTGTAATTGTATTCGCTTCATGTTCAAAGTCGTCAAGCACAATAAGATCATATCGTTTATGGAGCTTAGCTCCTCCTCGAATACCTGCAACGTTACTTTTCGATATAAGTTTACATCCATTTGATACCTCTATATCTTCTTCAGTCCATTTTCTTCCTTTTAAATTTCCAAAATAATATCTTATTCTATCATTAAATTCTAAATGATGTTTGATATAATCCATATTACCCACACTTAATTTTTGCGTAGCGGATACCCAAGCGTAAAAAAGAAAATTATCTTTTGATGCAAATACAAAATCTTTTATAATAGAAGCTTTTGTAAGAACAGTTTTACCATGTCCTCTAGGAATAATGATTGCAGTTTGTTTTACATTTTTATCATCAATTGCATCTGCAATTTCATAATGGAAAAAAGGAGTCTCACTTCGCATAAAGTCATCTGGAAGAAAAAGTTTTCCAAATGATACAAGGTCTTTATATGCTAATTGAAGAGCTTCTTCAGCTTTGTTTACGTTCTGACTGTTTATATTTGGCATTTAAATACTTTTCTAATTTATCTGCTTGTTTTGTCATATCTACAAAATCATTAAATATAACTTCAACTTGTTGTAATCTATTTGCAATAAAAAAGATTGTTTTCTCTAAATCGTTTATTTTGCGTTTTAAATCATGTTTCGTTAATGATTTTTTTTGCTTCATTATATTCTCCATTTATACATTGTAAAAATCTTTTTATTATTCTTTTTGATTTGTTTTGATTTCTATGGAGTAATATTATAATTTGGCTTCTTATTATTGATTCTTGTAATTCACTCATTTTTTTATTTTATTATAATTTTTTCTAAGATACGTTAAATATTGTGATGCATTAATTGGATTAAAAATTGTAGTAACAAGTCTATTATCATCATCATCGTATTGAGGATCAATAATTGTAACTGGGCAATTAAATATATTCTTATCGTCTAATCCCAATTTGTCTGCGTAACTATCCATTATTTTAAAAGAAGCTACTTGCAATGCATGAGATATAAGACCATTTGAAGGACTTTTTAAAACTTGATAACCAGATACATGAGTATGTCCGCAAGTTAATACATGGTCTGACCAACCAGTCTGAGCAGCGCGAGCAACGCCATGAGCAGTATTCCAGATACTGTTACCTTTAAAAGTATGTCTTGCATTTATTCTTATCTCCTTTCCATTGGGAAACACAAGATTCATTCTAGCTCCCCATTTTTCATATAAACCTTGATGTCCTCTCATTATAAAATCTAAAGGATCTCCATCCCCACTCCATACATCGTGATTTCCAGCTACTAGATATAACCAATTTAATTTATTTACAAAGTATTCTGTAAGTCTCCATGATTCTTTTGCAGATGTTGATTGTTGTCCATATAAAGCAGAAAGTCTTCCTATCCAATTATTTTGTATATCTCCAAGATTTCCAGCAAACATTCCTTTTGTATTATTAATTACACTCATATAATATAATATTTGAGATATATCTGTACCATCATCGTCAACGTGAGGATCTCCAAAGTGAGCAATACCTATTGGCCCATCTATGTTAATATTAATTTTTATAAGTTTTCTGCTTTCTTTAGATATTTTCTTTTGTTTGTATTGTTTTTTTCTATGCTCTATTAAATCTTCTATTGGTATATGCTCTGGGTCTATCTCTTCTACTTCAAATGGATTTTTTTCTATTATAGTAGGAGCTACTGTTTTTCTACCACAAGCGGTACATTTCCATTGTTGTTTTTTTGTATTTGCTCTGTATAAAAATCCACTTTTGTGGATTGATCTAGCTCCGCAATGTGGACATCCTATTACATTACCATCTGCATCTTTTCGGATGTCATCTCCTATACTCATATTATTTCTCGGATTTTACTTCATTTAATTGATTTGTTCTTGTAGCTCCTTCAAGTTGATCTGAAGAAAAACCTTGAAATACTCCTAGTAATCCCATTTCTTTTTGTTTTACTGTATTTCCAGAGGTCCCCACAATTTTACCTAATTCTTTTGTTGATTGTAAAATAATATTGTCATCTTCACTAAAATCTGCAAGATTTTTTAATTTACCAAGAATGTATTCATGATCTATTCCTAATCCTTTAGCGACATCAAGAACTGATTTTTCTATTTCTTTCATTATTCTTTCCTGTTTTAATAGTATTGTTGCTTTTTTTCTTGCTTTTTGATCTGACATTTCTGAGTAAGCTCTTTTATAAGCATCTACGGCTCCCATACCCGTTACTACATTTATTGCAAATTCTTTTTCTTTATTTGTAGCTTTTGTTCTTTTATGAACTCTATTAGAAGTATTCTTTATATTAGTAGAGAATGTATATCTATTTGGATGATTATCAAAGTTTGTATCCATTTTTACATTAGGTCTATTAAGAAAACTGCCTACAATAGTACGAACCCATCCTTTTGCAAATTTATAATTTTTTCCATCAGAATGATGATTTACATTATGAGATACTTTTAATAATTGAACAATTCTATTATCATCAGAATATACCCATTCATTTTGTTTAGCTTTTCTCCAATCTAAATGAACAACTGTATTTGGATGGTCTTTTTTAAATTCTTCTAAATCCTCATATACATAATGAGGAATACCTTTAATTGTTCTTTTTTCCGACAATTTTAGATTCTCTCTCTTTTTCTAAATTATTTATCTGCACCATTAGATTATCTATTAAATCCGTAACGTCTTTATGAACCATAAATACATTGCCATCTATTTCTAAAGGCATCATCGAATCCGATAAATTTTTTAATACTGATTCCTGCGTCTCCACAGATAATTCAGATAACTCTTCTATAAATTCAGCCATATTTACTTTTTTATACCTATACATTTCTTTTTCCCTTCCCTGCCACCCTATAAATTTAAGTAATATGTCAAGTAAATCAAACTACTTTACCCAAGTTATTATAGAAAAAAATTGTAGGATTTTGATACTTAACCTTTTTCCCATAGTATACCCCCTATACGGGGGATTTGCTAAATAACTTTTACGTTATTTTTCATTTTGATTATTTTATTTAATTAATTAATTAACAGTCTAAAGGAGACGCATTATGACTAAAGTAACTAGAGAGTTCTTTGCTACACTAGCAGATGAACTAGAAATAGAGTACACTAAGAAGATGATGAAGAGAGGTTTGAGAGATGAGTATAATCCTACATTCCGTACTAAGCATCTTGGTGTTTGGAATCTTCAGAAAGAACTTAATGGTAAATTGCAAGTTCTTAATGATCGTTGTGTAAGTTATGGTTTTGATCCTCTTTACGAAGAAGAAGATGAACCTAAACCTATGAAAAGAGCAGAGTAACATCTGCTTTTTTTACACTATTATGTATTAATTATTGCCTGAGAGTGTGATGTGTGTTGCAAGTATATTCTACTTCTATATATATCACATTCTTGGGTAACTTGGGCATTAACTGGGAACAACAATAAAGGAGTAAGTTTTCATGATAACTATTAAAGAATTACAAAAAAGTGTGCCAGATCTTATTGGCAATATATATGTGGAAAATGGTGTAACAGTGGTAGAGATACCTCATGGTCGTATAAAGATAATGCCAAAACATCGCAAGCCAGGCTAATAGCGAAACAAGGTGACTCAGTCGTGCCGCTACCTTGTAACAAAAATGCGGCTCTAGAATTTATTTGAGTGTGCCTTAGTGGTTCTCGAGCGCCGTCGGCTAATAGTGCTGATTCCATATGCGTAACGATGTGGGTATGAGGTTATCAAGATTTCCTCTGAGTTAAGGACACTCTAAATTATTAAACAAGGAAAGATTAAATGAACACAACAAATAAAATGTGGTACAATTTTGTATTTATTATTAAACATACTGTTATTGCAGTTGCATTAATATATGGAGCTGCTACAATTATATTTATATTGTCAGGATGCAGTCAAGTAATACCTTCTCATAAGATTATGGATAGAGATAAATATGTTCACGACTACGATAAAGAAATAACTGTATTTAATCAACAGCAAAGTTTGTATTGTAAAAGTCATTACAGATGGGAAAAGGTTAAGATGATTAATACTAAGAATGGAGTTGAGTTTAGAGTAAAATAATTTATGGGCACTGTTCCCTTCCACTCACAACTACAATGTGGTAGAATAGACCTCCGCATCGTCTATAATAGCAGTGCCCTATCATTTACTAGCAGAGAGCAATGCAATCGAGTCTAGTAAAAAACAAGCGCAAGTCAGACATAATAAATTGGATGTTTTATTCAGACTAAAACCAAAACAGTTTGGCTTGTGCTTAAACATTAAAGGAATAAAAATGACAAAAAAAGAATGGTTAGAAGAAAAAGTGTTTAGGGATATATATGGTAGAACATTAAATCTATCAGATGTTCCTATGACTTATATGACAAGAATAGAATCATTTGAGAAACAAAATCTTTCAGGACAAAAAATAGATAAATATTGGAAAGAGTATAAACATAGATACATAAAGGAGTAATAAATGAGTAAACAATCAATATATGTAAGGCATAAAGATGAAATATTTAATACACTAATACAAACTTTAGAACTTGCTAATAAATCTTATGAAAGCGTTAATAAAGACTATTTTGATGGATATATAGATGCTTTAAAATGGGTATTAGGTCTTGATAAAACTCAAGAAGAAAAAGAAAAAGAATTTTCAGATAAAATTGATGCATTAACTAATAAAGGAGAAAACAATGATAGCAGTAACAAGTAAAATAGCATACAAGCAGTTAAATGAAGAAGGTATAGGAAAGACTCAAAAAGAAAAAATAATGTACGTTATAAAAGAACATTACAATATACATAATAAGGGATTGTCTAATAACGATATAATGTTATTAACAGGATTTACAATAAATGCAGTTAGTGGAAGAGTAAATGATTTAAAAAAAGACAGATTACTAGAAGTATCTGATAAGAAAAAATGTCCTCAAACAAAAAGATTAGTCAATACAGTTATTCCCAAAGATGAAGATGTTTTTATAGAAGAAGAATTGGACAAATTAAAGTTATTATTAAATCTATATGGTTACGAGTCTGCAAAGATTCAACAACCTGATAAAAAAGATTCAAAACCTTATGTAATGTATAAGCATTGGCAACAGATATTTCCTAAGGATTTGGAAAACATTAGAATTAATAGTAATATTAAATTGGAAGAACAATCGTGGTATGACGACGATCAAGGTTATTTGTTTTATTACGATATTAATATAATTATATAAAATCTTGGGGTGTAAAAATACTATGTATGAAATTGTATGATATTTGAAACATAAATTTTTTACGTTGGCTAGCAGGTATGCAATCACCCCAATAAATTAAAAGGAGTAATTAACATGAAGTTTTGGCTACAATCATTATCAGAAAATGGATTTGATGTATTTACATTAGTATATATATCTATTTTATTAATACTATATCATTATTTGTTGAGATGGTATTTAAATATCAAGTTTGATAAAGTGCTTCAACAAGTAGATATTATAAATGAAACTTTAAACGATGTTCTAGATGAACTAGAGGAGGTTAATTAAATGGGAATGGATGTATATGGAATTAATCCTAAAACAAACAATGGAGATTATTTCAGAGCAAATGTATGGTATTGGAGACCTTTATGGCAATGCGTCGCTTATTTTTGTGATGATATATTATCTGAAGAAGATATTGAAAGAGGGACTTATAACGATGGATATGAATATGACGAAACAACTGCTTTAGAAATATCTGATAAATTAGAAAATGCATTGAAAAATGGAGAACTTCATAAGTTCGTAGAAGGAAGAGAAAAATTTATATCAGAAATGGAAGATAAAGATAAGGCATTTTATAGTAGTTACAAATTCAGTATTAATTTTGTAATGCCT